CCGAAAATAGCCAAAATTGGTCAAAAACTTATCAGCTTCCTAATTATTAGAGATAAAGAGGAGCTATAATAAGATGAGCGATTTTGAAGATTTTGATTTTATTGATCAATACAGTGATTCGGACGAGGTTCGAAATGAAGACCAGTTGCCAGACAACGAAAACGGCGCAGCTATTAGTGTTGGAGTCGTTGGTATCGGAGGTGGTGGTGGAAAAATCGCCAAAGCCTTTCTCGATCTTGGATTCAACAAGACCCTCTTAATTAACACAACCGAAAAAGACCAACCAACCGGAATTGAAGAACAACACTTTATTCATATCCCAGGTTCTGATGGAGCAGCAAAAGATATCTCTATCGGCAAGAAAGTTCTTTCTGAAAACGGCGCAGTCGTTGAAGACGCACTTAGAACTAAGCTTGGTAAGGTTGATTGGCTTATTGTCTGTGCTGGAGGCGGAGGCGGAACTGGATCATCCAGCGCATCCTTGGCTCCAGTATTTGAACGATATCTAGCTTCTGTTTCTGGCGAAGGGGAAGTGATTTATGTTATCACCAAACCAACAGCACAGGAGAATTTAAACTCAACAATTAGATCTAACGCTGCCGAGCTTGCCGATGATCTAAAGGACAAGCCCCACGTTATCTTAGATAACGAAAAACAGGTTCAACTTTTGAGAGGCAAGGTCGGTATGCTTGGAATGTACCCAACAGCTAATAAAACTTTCGGAAAGCTGTTACTTCAAGTTTTAAAATTGGCGGGAGAAAAATCCCCCATTCAAACTTTTGATTCGAAAGATTTGGAGAGGTGCCTGAAGTCTGAAAAGAGAATGTTCATCGGCTCAACCATGGTAAAGGAAGCAAGTCCAACCATGGGAGCGGAAATCTTTCAGAACTGCATGAAGCACTCTCCATGTCCAGATCCCAAAGGTCGTCCAACCACAGGAGCTATGCTATTAATTGTAACTCCCGAGATGGCCAACGACCCAGAAGTGAGCAAACATCTTGATGCTGCCATTTCGTATGTTGGGGGCCGAGCCGATACGTTATTCTCTGGCGTCTATATCAGAGATTCACTGCCTGGATTAATTGCAATCTTGCTTTTAACTGGGCTAGATTAAGGAACAACTAATTTTATTAATAAAGTGAGAAATAGCATTTTCATTTATCTCACAACTACTTATTAATGCAAAATAGTTTATATTTTTTATACAGGAGTAAACAAATGTCAGCAATGTTAGAACAAGCTATCGTAGATGCCAAAGCTTTAAAAGAGGCTGCAATCAAGAATGCAGAAGAGGCTATAATCGAAAAATACGCCGATAATATCCGTGATGCGGTCGATTCCCTGCTGGAGCAGGAAGAAGAAGGTCTTGATGATCTCGGCGGTGATCTCGGTGGTGATGAGCTTGGACTTGGAGGAGAAGAAGAAGCTCCTATCGTTGACGCTATTCCTGATGCGCCACCTGCTGTTGCTGATGGCGAAAGTTTATGTCCATGCCCCGAAGATCAAGAAGAAATTGAAATTGATTTTGATCAACTCGCTGCGGCTGTCGATCAAGAAGAAGCTGCTCTTGAAGCAGAAGATGAAGTTGGTTCACTGGAAGATCTTGGTGATCTTGCAGGAGCGGATAATCTTGGTGGTTCACTGGAAGAAGAATATGACCTTGGCGAGATTGAGTCTGTCATTGGAGAATTGATTGACGAAGCCATTGAAGAAGAAGAAGATGTTGTCACTGAGGAATCAGAAGACGCAACAGAAGAGAAAGAAGAAGTTGAAGAAGCTCTCAGAGTTGATTATGAGCCTCAACCAACTGGAACTCTTGGTGGCAGTGGTGTTACCAGCAGAGCGGAAGGAGAAGCAGAGACAGACGCAGTTTTGGCTTCCCAGCGTGATGAAGAGAAAGAAGAAGAACGAAAAGAACTTCAAAAAACAATTGAAGATCTAGCAGAGCAGATTGAAAAGATGACTGACGACCAATCAAAATTTATTAAAGTCATCCATCACCTCAAAGAAGAGGTTAATAAGACAAATCTGTTAAACGCAAAATTACTATATACAAATAAGATTTTAAATAGCGGCTCCTTGAATGAGCGACAAACTGAAAAGATTGCCGAAGCTATTTCTAATGCCAATACGGTGGAAGAAGCGAAGGTCATTTATGAAACCCTTCAAAGCGCAGTGGAGAGTTCTCGCAGTAAGCGGAACCCGAAATCACTGAGCGAAGCAATCACAAAGAGAACTTCTCCTTTTATGCCAAGGCGTGAAAAGCCAGCAGAGGTTAATAACGAGATGGCTCGTTGGAAACACCTAGCTGGAATTAAATAAAATTATTCATTCAAATAGGAGAAAATAAAAAATGTCTAATGTTTTACAAAAACTAACCGAAGGCATTGTGTCACGCAATGTCTCCAAAGAGGGCGAAGCACTCTTGAACAAGTGGTCGAAGACGGGTCTTTTAGAAGGCATCGAATCAGAACACGGGCGTCAAGCAATGGCTAGTCTTCTCGAAAATCAAGCGAAGGAATTACTTCGTGAATCAAATAGCATGGCAGGAGGGTCCGTTGAGGGCTTCGCTTCTGTCGCATTTCCAATCGTCCGACGAGTATTCGGCGGTCTTTTGGCAAATGACCTCGTATCAGTGCAACCAATGAGCTTGCCGTCTGGATTGATCTTCTTTCTGGACTTCACTCATGGAAATGATCGTGGACCATACACCGATGGGACTGAAAATGACCCAGCGACCCCTTCATCAATTTATGGTGGTGGCGTAACTGGTAAGGAACTTGCTGGTGGTGCAACTGATATCGCTGAGACTGGCTTTTATAGTTTGTCGCAGGGTTATTCTTCTGCACGAGGCTCTTCTGTAGCCGCCACCAATATGTGGGAGGCAACAGCAGATGCTATTGCTCTTAATGGTTCTGTTTCAGATGATAATGCAGCATTGCTTGACTTTGATGCAGACCTCTTAGCTGAGTCTGGAACTAGAGTTGCAACAATTTTGGAAATTGATGCTCTTCAAGCTGGCGCTACTCATGGTACTGTTGGCGAGATTGCTCAATTTGTTAAAAATGCAACCACTGCTTTTGATGCCACTTTTGCTGGCTGTTCAGTTGTTCGTCGATTGACAAAAGCAACTTTTGATGCAAATGATGTAGTTCAAACAGTAACTGTTGTTGTTGTCGGCGCTACTGCCGCAGCGATGACTGAAGCCACGACCAACAGCCGTGACCTTGGTACTGCTCAAGATGGTGATACTGTAGTTGCAACCATCACTTCAAGTTATCAAATTGATGACAACTTTAGCGCTTCTGGCCATGCCATGGGTGCTCTTGGTGGACTTGAGGCTTGGGAGCTTGAAGGTCAAGCTGCAATCCCTGAGATTGATATCAAGGTAGAAAGTATTGCTATCACCGCATCAACCCGTAAGTTGAAAGCAAAGTGGACCCCAGAATTGGGACAAGACCTCAATGCTTATCACAACCTTGATGCAGAAGTTGAGCTTACCTCTGTTCTTTCTGAGCAGATTGCACTTGAGATTGACCAAGAGATTCTTGGCGACCTCCTGAAAGGAGCAACGGCTGGTAAGAGATTCTGGTCAAAGCTTCCCGGCACTAATCTTGATGCAGATGGCACTACCAGTACCACTGCCATGGATTTTACTGGTAATGTAAGTGAGTGGTATGAGACTCTTGTTGAGACTATCAACAATGTGTCTGCTGACATTCACCGCAAGACTCTTCGAGGCGGAGCAAACTTTGTTGTTTGCGGCCCTGAAGTTGCCAACATCCTTGAGTTTACCTCTGGATTCCGAGCAAGCGTCACTCATGATGCTGACCGAGGAACCATCGGTGGATACAAAGATGGATCTATCAATAAGAAATGGGATCTTTATGTTGACCCTTACTTCCCACGGAACGCAGTTCTCGTAGGTAGAAAAGGATCAAGCTTTTTGGAAAGTGGATTTGTCTACGCTCCATATGTACCCCTGCAAACAACCCCGACTATCTTCGGGCCTGATGACTTCGTACCTCGCAAAGGTGTGATGACTCGTTACGGCAAGCAGATGGTACGACCCGATATGTACGGTGTCGTTGTTGTTAAAGGTCTGTAACAGGATTAATTCTTAGAATTAAATCATATTAATTTGAAGAAACCCTGCCTTAGTTTTACTAAGGTGGGGTTTTCTTTTATATGGAAACTATTTATTGACGTATAGGAGAAGTTTATGATATGTCAGTCCCGAATTTATCACCATCAAGTCAAACAAGCGCAATTGTTCTACCAGTAACTGGAAGTGTGAGCAACGTCGAAGATGCCAATTTGCCTTTTGGAATCTATTTGGCCTCATCATGGTCAGCAGCACAATTAACAGCATATAAACAAGGTTCAGTGGATCAAGTTTCATATGTTTATAAAAAGTTGGGCGGCGATGTTCTTGATTTGGAAATCACTGAGTATCAAGTCTATGCAGCTTATGAAGAAGCTTGCTTGGAATACTCTTATCTAATCAATATCCATCAAGGAAAAAATATACTTTCGAATGTCCTTGGCGCATCAACAGGAAGTTTTGATAGCGACGGGGAAATAGTAGCTGGTGCTTCTGGTGAAGTTCAACCAGGCGATGACGTAAACCTTAAATATCCAAAGTTCGACTTTGCATATGCACGACGAGTTGCTGATGGTATTTCTGAGGAAGTTGGAATTGGCGGTTCACTGACTGTATATTCAGCATCATTCCAGATTGTTTTTGATCAGCAAGATTATGACTTGCAACAGATTATCGAAGATAGCGATGAGTTTGGGGATGACACAAGCCACATTGACTTCAAGAGAGCGATTGGAGATAGGAAGGTGATGGTGAGAAAGGTTTATTGGAAAACACCAAGAGCCATGTGGCATTACTATGGAATGGTTGGAGGAACCAACATTATCGGAAACTTCCAAAACTATGGCTCATACTCAAATGCTAGTTATTTTCATGTTATTCCAACTTGGCAGACAAAATTAAATATCAGAGCTTATGAAGACAGACTTTACAATCGATATTCCCACCACTCATTTGAGTTGAAGAATAATAATTTAAGAATATTTCCAATCCCAACTGGGATGCATCCACCAAAGATGTGGTTTGAATTTACCATCGGAACAGATGCGTGGGCCAAAGAAGACCCAGATAACGATCCGAACATTGGATTGGGTGGCATCAACAACCTTAACACGGTTCCGTTTGCGAATATTCCATATGATAAGATTAACTCTATTGGAAAGCAATGGATTCGAAGATTTGCACTGTCTATCTCTAAAGAGATGCTTGGAATGACACGAAGCAAGTTTGGTTCAATCCCAATTCCAGGCAATGACATTCAGTTAAATGGTAGTGATTTAATATCACAAGCCAAAGAAGAGCAGACTGCACTTCGAGATGAACTTAAGGAAGTCTTGGATGAATTGACATATGGTAAGATGATTGAGGGTGATGCAAAACTCCTCGAATCTACTTCAGAGGTCCAGAAGCACATTCCACTTCCAATATTTGTGGGTTGAGGTATATAAAAGATGGCAGATAATAAATGGGAACAACCAGCCGCTCCACCACCTCCTTTATTTGCAGGTAAGAAAGAGCGAGATTTAGTAAAGCAGGTCAACGATGAGCTTATTGAAAGAGTCATTGGACAGACTGTTCTTTATTACCCAATTGCACAGGCTGAGACAAACTATCACCCACTATATCGAGAGGCAATCAATAAGTCATTTCTTCCACCGATTCGTGTCTATGCGCTTGTTGATTGGGAAGGTTCAGAAACAACAAGTACGAGCTTTGGTATTGATCGAAGAGCAACTGTTACAGTTCACTTCCATAAACGAAGGTTGACTGAGGATCAAGACTTGTATGTCCGTGAAGGTGACTTCATTCTTTATGGAAAAGACTATTATGAGATCGTTGATATCTCTCACCCAAAAGAGTTATTCGGGAGAACAGAACATAAGATGGAAATAACCGCTAAGTGTACGATGGCAAGAGAGGGTTTGTTTGATGCTTCCTAAGACAAAAAAACAAAAAAAGAAAGAACAGAAGAAGCAACTTCCAATCTCCCCATCATCAATTGAAACTATTGATACAGCAATGTATCAGTGGGTTGATGAAAAGAAGAATGTATTCTGCACAACCAACAAGGGTTGGAAGAAAGTTCCCGTTGCTTGGTCAACAGCAGAGAGAGCCAATCAGGTTAAAGACTCCAGAGAGAGAAGAGATGCTTCTGGCCAGTTGATCCTTCCTATTATTACAGTGGAGAGAACAGGCATTGTAAAAGACATGGCAAGAAAAGGTCCGTACTGGGCAAATATTCCACCAAACGACAATACCGGAAACGTATTGGTTGTTTCTAAAAGGATCAACCAGAAGAAGACGAAGAACTTCCAGAACGCAGATGCTCAAAGAAAGTATGGACAGTTGAATTTTAAGACCGAGAAGAGAAATGATAAGATTGTATATCAGCACACATATATCCCACAACCAATTTATATTGACGTTACATATAAGATAACCATATGGGCAGAATATCAGCAGCAGATGAATGAGATCATCCAACCGTTCATGACGGCTGGTAAAGCAATCAATTATGATATTATCAAGGGCGAAGGCCACAGATATGAAATCTTTATCGGAAATACGTTCACCCAAGAGGACAATGTTTCCAACATGGAAGAGGACGAGAGAAAGTATCAAACAACGATTGAGATTAAAGCTCTTGGAACCCTAATTGGCGACGGACCAAACCAAGAAACACCACAGACGACAGTGAAAGAAACCATCGTCGAGATTAAAATCCCCAGAGAAAGAGTAATATTTGGAGACATTTCTGGCGAGTGGGATAAATCAAAATTAAGAGACTGATTTTTGGTCTTTGGAACTTCAATATACTATTTATTAGAGAAATGGGTTATATAAGCCCAACTCAGTCGAGACACCACATTTAATAGGAGAGATTAAACATGTCAATTAAAAAATTTAGATTCGTATCACCAGGTATTTTTATCAACGAGATCGATAACTCGCAGTTGCCCAAAGCAGCAACGGAAGTCGGTCCAGTAATCATCGGACGTACTGAACGAGGTCCAGGTATGCGACCAGTTCGAGTAAACTCTTTTTCAGACTTTGTTGAAACCTTTGGTAATCCTATTCCTGGTGGTTCAGGCGGCGATGTTTGGAGAGATGGAAACTATACTGCTCCCACTTATGCTGCTTATGCTGCACAAGCTTGGTTGAAGAACGCTGCTCCATGTACCGTTGTTCGACTCCTCGGAACTCAACATGATGATGAGAATGGTGGAGTTGCTGGATGGAATACTGGTGCTGGACTTGCGTATGGATTGTTTATTTCGGCATACGATTCCACCGAAGGTACAGAGACTACAAATAAAAAAGCGGCTCTTGCTGCTGTAATTTATACGACTGACGATACAAAACTTGGATTGGTCGGAACAAGCCCGGACGCAGGCGCACTCACCAGCGGCAGTGACGCTTTTTCCTGCGGCGCTTGGTGTATTTCTCAAGGTCAGGATTATGAATTTAAAATTAATGTTGGCGGCTCTTCGAAGGTCTTTAACTTCAATCGCAACTCAAGAAAGTTTATTAGAAATGCGCTGAATACAAACCCAACTTTGACAAATGATGCCACCGTTGAACATGAAGTGGCTTATTTCGTTGGTGAGACTTATGAAAGACACTTGGAAGACCTCCTTGCTGACGCTGGTGATGGAACAGGAGAAGCAATCGCATGTCTTCTTCCCCTCAATGGCGGAACTTCAAACATACTCGACAAGGACGAGATGAACATTCAAGCTCAATCTGCTATAACATCTTGGATTTTTAGTCAACACACTGGTGATTACAGTGAGCATAAAATCCAAGCAGTGAGTGGAACATATGCATCCGACGTTACAAACCTGATTAGGTTTCACGGGTTGGATGACGGAGCTTGGGCTTCAAAGAATCTCAAACTGTCTATTGCCGACATTAAAGCAGGTGATGACTTTGATCCCTATGGATCCTTTACTGTAATTTTAAGAAAGACGAATGATTCAGACAACTCACCAAAGTATGTTGAAAGATTTACTGGGTGTAACCTTAATCCTAGTTCATCCAACTATGTTTCTAAGAAAATTGGTGACATGTACACCACATGGGATTATGCAGGGTCACGATACAGGACATATGGACAATATGTAAATATGTCAAAGTTTATCAGGGTTCAAGTCGCAGCAGATGTGGAATCTGCAAGCACAGATCCTTCCTTGTTGCCATTTGGTTTTTATGGACCAGCGGTCCCTAGACCAGTTACGACAGGAAACACAGCAACAGCACCAGTAGCTATTACCATTACAGGCTCCACAGCCTCCGCCGCTATCCCTGTTGCAATGCCAGCCAACGCCGCCGCCTCACTGGATGATGATGCCAGTGCCAGTGGTAGTCCATACTATTCTGGCACCGCACCAACTTTTGATTTGATTTGGCCAACGATGACGACACGGACTGCTTCTGTTTCTGGAGATCTTTCAAGCGGAAAGGAAGCCTTCTTTGGAGCTAGTTCAAACGCTTCTGGAGGAATCTTAGAAGACAAAGCATATGCTGATCTGGTCAAGCCATATTCAGAAGGACACTCTACCGGAGCTACTATAGAAAACGGCACCGCTGGAGTCGATGCTTACCCATCGTTGTCTTGTAATGGTGTCTTTGCCACAAATGGATACACCTCTGCCACTGGAACTTCTGCCGAGAAGGGCGATGTACACGGATATGACAAACATGTTGTAGCTTTCACGCTTGACGATTTGACCATGGTTCAACTTGGAACTTCAGGTTCATATAGCATGAGCGAGGAACACACTGAGTGGAAGCCAGGCGCTCGACTCTCAGGAGCTTCAATCACCGCTAGTGGAAATGATAAAGACAAATACTTCAGTGGTGGAACCGTTGTAGGCACAAAAACCTACGAAGGAACTTATAAAGACGTTCTTGAGCATGGCTTTGACCAGTTTACTGTTCCTCTCTTTGGAGGCACAGACGGACTTGATGTTACAGAAAGCGAGCCTTTCCGAAACAGCAGACTACAGGATGGAACACCACTGAACAACTATGCATACAACTCAGTTAAGCGAGCAATTGATTCATGTTCAGACCCAGAGGTTGTTGAAATGAACTTGGCTGTAATGCCCGGTATTACAAACCATGGACTTACTGCTCACTTGATTAACACTTGTGAGAATCGTGCAGACGCTTTGGCAATTATTGATTTGAAAGATGACTATAAGCCAAACACTGAAGGCACAGCCGAAGAGTCGGCTCGTGTACCCACTGTAGATGCCGCAGTAAAAACTTTTAAAGAAAGGGGAATTAGTTCCAGCTACGCTTGTGCTTACTTCCCATGGGTTCAGATTAGAGATACCATCAATGATGCAATGCTCTGGGCGCCATCTTCAATCGTGGCTCTTGGAACAATGGCAAGCTCACAGCGAAAGACTGAGGTTTGGTTTGCACCTGCTGGCTTTAACCGAGGTGGACTGACAGAAGGTTCCGCTGGAATTCCTGTCACTCAGGCACGAGTCAGGTTGACCTCTAAGGACCGTGACAAGCTTTATGAGGCAAACATCAACCCCATTGCTACTTTCCCTTCAGAGGGCCTTGTAATCTTCGGACAGAAGACTTTGCAAGTAACCCCATCTGCACTGGATAGAATCAATGTAAGACGATTGATGATTTATCTCAAGAAAGAGGTTTCAAGAATCTCTACTACCATCTTGTTTGACAACAATGTTCAAGAAACTTGGAACAGGTTCCTTGGAAAAGTAGAACCACTTCTGGCAAGTGTTAAGACGAGATACGGTCTTACTGAGTTTAGAGTAATTCTCGATGAGACTACGACAACGCCAGACCTTATTGATAGAAACATCTTATACGCAAAAGTATTTCTCAAGCCAGCGAGAGCTATTGAGTTTATCGCAATTGACTTTGTGATTACAAATACTGGTGCATCGTTTGATGATTAATAAATGAAATAGTTAAGGGGGAAAACGCTCCCCCAATACTATTTATAATTGAAAAGTGACCTTGAGTGGTTACATAAGACGAGTAATTCGCAAGGAGAAATATAAAATGGCATTTTGGTCAGACACACTACACACAGATCCTAAAAGACAGTATAGGTTTACTGTCCAAATTGGAGGGTCACTGTCCCTCCCATCTTACGCTGTTAAAAAGGCAGATAAGCCTAGCTTTGCCATTTCAGAAGCAGAACACAAGTTCCTCAATCACACTTATTACTATCCAGGACGAGTTACCTGGAACGCCATCACTGTGACTTTAGTAGATCCGGGCGGCACCGATGATATTGCCAAATTAGTCTCAACTATCATTCAATCATCTGGATATGTTCCAGGCAGTGCACAGAACATGGGAACAATGTCTAAACAAGCTGCTGTCGGTGTACTGGGGAATGTGGTTATCACACAAATAAACTCCGAAGGCAACCCCATGGAAACCTGGACGCTGGTTAATGCTTGGGTTAATGATGTTAAGTATGGAGACTTGGCATATGATGGAGATGAACTCACAGAGGTTACACTCTCCTTTAAATATGATTGGGCTGAATTAAAGATTGGTGAAACTCCCGCCGCTTTCAAACGGTAATATATTAATCTTTTTATTTAACAAAAAACATTTCTTGTGTTATTATTAAAATGAACCCTAATGAAAGAAGGTGTGAATGACAAGAAAAAATGAAGATCGTTTTGGAATTAGCGATCCTAACACAGCCGCTGATGTATCTGCCCCCGCAGCATCAGCTACAATTCCAACCCCACCACAACAAGCAGCCTCACCGTTGAGTTTTGTTACTCCAACTGAGTTTGTTGAGATACCCTCCCATGGAAAGTTTTATGCTGAAGACCACCCTCTTCATAATAAAACTGTTATTGAGATTAAACAAATGACAACCAAGGAAGAGGATATCCTCACTTCACAGGAGTTGTTGCGACAGGGCAAAGCCATGGATAGGTTTGTTAGACAAATCATCCTTGATAAGTCTATAAACCCCGACACTCTTCTCATCGGAGATAAGAACGCTGTTCTTATCGCTGCTCGAAGATCTGGATATGGGGCTGATTATAAAACAAGAGTTTCTTGTCCCAGTTGTCAGCATCAGTCAAATTATCAATTTGATTTAAATTCTGCTTCCTATACCGATGGAACAGAAGAAGCTGAGAATGAAGATAATGTCTCCATTGCTGAGAGTGGAAATTATGTAATCACACTTCCAGTTACTAAATGGTCTGTAGAGGTTAAACCCTTGAACGGAGAAGATGAAAGAGAGATTCTTGCGACAGCAGAAAAGAGAAAGAAAAGAAAACTCCCAGAGGATACTTTGACAACTCAGATGAAGCTGTTTATCGTTTCTATTCAAGGCGTCACAGACAGAACACAAATCAATGATGCAGTCTCTATTATGCTTGCGAGAGATTCCAGAGCATTGCGAGATGCTTATAAGAGGGTCACACCAAACATTGATCTGACTCAAGACTTTTCGTGCTCAGAGTGCAGTTACTCTGGAGATATGGAGGTTCCGTTTACGACGGACTTCTTTTGGCCTAAGCAATGAGTACATGGAAAATGTATATGAGCAATTCTTCTTTCTGAAGTATTATGGCGGTTGGAGCTTCATTGAAGCATATAGCCTCCCCCTTGGACTTAGAAAGTGGTTCGTTGAAAGGCTTAAAAAGCAGTTGGAAGACGAACAGGACGCTATGAAAAAGGCGCAAGGAAGAAGATAAAGTCTTACAGACACACCTAAAAAGAGGAACGCAAGTTCCTCTTTTTTGTTTCTATCAAACTACTTATATTAGACTGGTATATCAAGGAGATGCTATTAAGATGATAGACGATAAAGAATTACAACCTATAGAAATTGACTTGGATGCATCAGCCAGTGGAGAGATCACAGAAAGCTTTCTGGCCATGTTTGGATCAGGTATTAAACTGATCATGCAAAGAATGTTTGGCGGAGGTGCAGTCCCAGTTAAGGTTAAAGGGACCAAGAGGCAGGTTGCTGATTTTGCTAAAACACTTGGGTCGGAGAAAAAGTATATCAAGACAGCGGCAAAATATGGTCTTGACGATCCGAGAACCTACAAAGATAAATTTAAATTGAGAAAGATGATCAGAAAGTTTGAATCATCAACCAAGTTGAAATGGCCCTTCAAGTAAGAATAGTTTATATAAACAGAGGAAACCTGCTCTAAATGCCAAAAGATCCAAATGAAAATAAACAACTGTCACTAGAAAACATGGAGGCAATTGTTCGTGAGCGAGAGAAGGAGAATAAACTTCTCCGTGAGCAGATAGAGCTTAAGGAAACTTCAGCATTTCTTGATGAAACCTCCGGCGCCCACCTAGAGAAACTTAACGCCCTCCACGCCAAGGCTGTAAGGGAGAACGACAAAGAGGCACAAGCCAGGGCCAGCGCACAAATACAGGAAAATAAGTTGGCCAGAGAAGCTGTCGAAGACGCCGAGCACGAACTCAAAATATTACAAAAACAGAATAAGGAATCAGGAGAACTAGCACTTAACAGGCAGGCGACCTATGACATTCAACAGCAACAATTGGAAGTTGATAAAGCAAAGTGGGATGTACAGTTTAAGATTGGCAAAATATCAAAAGAAAGACTTAGACATGAACTAGGACTAATCAAACTCCAGGAAAAGGCTCAAGGTCAATTAAGAGATATTGTCGAGCATACCCAATCTATAGTAGCAGCTTCTACTGGCATTGGCGATCAGTGGAAAAACACCATAGTTGGAAAGGTTATGCTAACCAAGGGTGGTATGCAAGAATTCGGCCACAGCCTCTTGTCATCTTTGCAGCCTGCAAACCTTCTCGGCTCTTATATGATGAAGGTCCAAGAGGCCACCGCCGCCGGTGTTATTGCATTTTCAGATGCAACATCCTCATTGAACGCTCTTACTGGAGCAGGAGGCGCTTATAACGCTCAAATAGTCGAGATAGCAAAAAACACTAGACAAATTGGAGTTGGCTGGGCTGGAGCAGCAGAGGCAATTGGAGAACTCCACTCA